CCCGATCCCGTTCGTCATCTCGGGCGGAACGACGCGCGCGGGCGGATTCGAGCAGGTCTTCAAAGAGGAGTTCGCGGAGGTCAAAAAGAAGGGCTTCCCGATCCAAATCTCCGAAGTCCGTATGGCGAAGGATCCGATGACGTCCGTAGCCGAGGGGCTTCTCGTTCTCGCGACCGAAGAGCACGCGGGCTGAACCATGTTGGGTCCGTGCCGCAAGTGTGGAAGTGCTGAGCGCAACAAGTGGGGTCAGTGCCCCATTTGCAAAAGTGCGTGGTACCGAACACACAAGGCGGACGTGGCAGCTTCGAGCACCGCCTGGGCGACTGCTAATCCTGATGCTCGTGAAGAGACCCTCGAGAGAAGCCGGTTGAAGAAGTACGGACTCACTCCCGAGCAGTATCAGGCCCTACTGGAGAAGCAGGGCGGGCGGTGTGCTCTCTGCAATGAACCGTTCGGGCGGCGGGTGTACATCGATCACGATCATGTGACCGGGGTAGTCCGTGGCCTTCTGCACCTCAAGTGCAACGTCGGGCTAGGGCATTTCCAAGACAACCCAGCTCTCCTTCGAGCGGCAGCCGAGTACCTAGAGAACCACACGCTCACGGATCTCGTCGTGGTCGCCCCTCGTCCCGTGTACCGGCCTGGTGACGGTCGCTACAAAGTCACGGACGAGATGCGTGTCGAGATCCGACGCCTCCGTGAGCAAGGTCTCTCGCTCGGCAGCATCGCCAAAAAGGTCGGGCTGTCGAGATCGTGGGTTCAAATCGTCCTGAAGTTCGAGGGAGGTGGGTCATCTATTACTACCTCGTAAACTCTCTCAAGCGCCGGCTCATTCTCGAGCTGAAGGACAGCTTCAAGGGTCACCCGGTCTACAACAAGATCATTCCCTGGATCGAGGATAAGTTCGTCTTCACTGAGCGTCCGCAGTACGGGATCGTCGTCAAGGGAAGTTCCGGCAACAAGGTCTCGCTTGCCGCCGACAACTTCATGGGGACGGTTCAGAGCCACGTGATGCTCGCGTACATCGGAACGCCGACGTACGCGCTCGAATGGGTCCGCGAGGATCTTCGGGCTGTCGCTGAGGACGGCTACTTTCCGACCGCCGCGGGTGTCTACTACATGGAGATTCTCCATGCGCCTGAACGGAACGACGAGCATGGTTGGTACATCCTCGACCCGCTCCTCACGGTGACGGACGAGGCCGTCCTCCAGTTTATCACTGGCGTGGAGCGGGAGGCCCAACTTCAGAACGTTCCTCTGAAGGGGACCGTTCGGCTATGGGAGAACCACCGCATCCTCTTGACCGAGAACGTGGACTACGCGGTCGACTACCAGAACGGCGGCATCACGCTGCTTCGGAACTTCTCGGCCAACGCGGTTCTGAATGCGTTCTACCGCTACCCGGTGGCTTCGATCGGACCGATTCCGTTCCAGTGGAATCAGGCGGATTTCAAGACCCTCCCTGGCGTTGTCTTGGCGTTCGGCAAGCGGGCCTGCAAAGGGGACAAGTGCGCGATCGTCGTCTACCCCGATCGCGTGGACGCCGCCCAAGCCTATGGTGGGAAGTTCGAGCTGACATTCGAACTCTCAGTCGTTTCGCAAGACTCGATTCAGCGCGAGGAGATTGCGGACTTTGCCATCATGTCCCTCTGGGGCATCAAGAAGCCCCTCCTTGAGTTCGAGGGTATCGAGCTGATCGACATCTCGATGGGCGGGGAGGTCGAGGAGACTTACGACGAGGCCGCTGACCTCATGTATTACAACTCTTCGCTTTCGCTTCAGATTCGTGCCGACTGGGAAATCCACATTCCGATGCCTCTCACGGTCAGCAAAGTGCAGCCCGTGACTCCTCGGCCTGAGGAACAAGTGGCTGCCAACTTGTTCTTTGCGACTTTCCCTGTACTCGCCGGTCGCAACAGCACCTTCGAGAAGATCCAATAAAGATGGAGATCAGAACATGCCGAAGTATGTGTTCGAGTGCCAGACCGAGGGGTGCTCCCTGAAGTTCGAACGATCGCTCAAGATGGGCGAGCACGGGACTTACGAGTGCCCAAGCTGTCATGAGTCGGCACCTCGGGTCATGGACGGCTTCACATTCGGCTTTAAGGAGCCTGCGGGGAAAGCTGGCAACTCGGGCGTTCACAAAGAGGACTACCCCACGGCAGATCACGCGGTGGGGCGGGATGCCGACAAGCGTTGGGCCTACTACGCAGAACGCGACAAGGTCAAAACAGAGGCTCGAAAGCAGGGCGAAACCCATGCGCTTCAGCGCAGCACGGGTCCTGGCTACGTCGAATACGAGCCGATGAGCGACGTCGGACGAGAAGCACGCCGAAATCTGACGAAAACCGCCTTGGGCCGTCTTCAGAAGGCGAAGGACGCTCGCGGGGCCCGCTAGTCTTTCGATTCCGGTCCTGAAGCGTGGCCCTGGTCTACGTCGCCCTCTGCGTCCCGAACGAGAAGCTCTACTTCGGGATTACCGTTTGCTCGCTGAAGCGCAGAATGGATCGGCACGTGAGCAACGCTCGCTGCAAGTCACCCTACAAGTTTCATCGTGCCATTGCTAAGCACGGGCCTGAGAACTTCGTCTGGTTTGAGATCGGTCACGTGGCGGCGTGGGAGGATGCGTGTGAGATCGAACGCACGCTCATCGCATACTTCGACACGATGCGGACTGGGTACAATACGACGGGTGGTGGAGAGGGCTCGTTCGGGGTGCATCCCAACGAAGATACGAAGCGCAAGCTGAGTGTCTCCGTATCGCAGACGATGACGCCGGAGCATCGTGCGCATCTCGCTTCGTTGAAGCGTGGGAACAAGGCGCCGCTGGAGACGCGGGTGAAGCAAAGTATCGCCCATGTCGGCATGACCAAGTCGTCAGAAGCTCGTGCGAAGATGAGTGAGGCGAAAGAGAAATACTCGGATGCGTTCAAGGCCGAGGCTCTTGCTTATGCGAGAGAACATGGGTTCCGTGCGGCCTCTCGAAAGTTTGGGCCGCCACCTATCACCATTCGTCGGTGGACATGGACTCCAGAGCAGCACGAGGCTGAGCGGCTGAAGATGCTCGCTCGGGGGAAAGCCAGATACGCAGCGAATAGAGCCCGATTGCTGGCCGCTTATTCTCCTTGTGCCGCCAGTACGTGAGAATCCGAACCCAGATCCAAATCGTCCGTTGACGCTCCAAACCCCGATCCAGACCCAAAAAACCTGAACGATTTCGAGGCGATATGAGCTTGGGTCCATTCATTACCTACGTACCGCCCGGCGTCTACACCCAGACGCTCACGCAAGCCAATGTCGCCAACATCGTGGCCGGGCTTCGAATCCCGTTCGTGATCGGGGTTGGGACGGAAACGCTCGAGCAGGACAACCTGGAGCTTGTCCGCGGCTCCTCTGGCACGCTCGACGTGCAGATCGTCAACGAGGACACCAGCACGGACTGGGTCGTCAACTCGACGAACCCCGCCAATCTGATCCTCGGGGCGCAGACTGGAGGTCTCTCGACCTTCCAGGTCGCGAACTTCCCCATCACGGATGGCACGGGCATCGGGCGGGTGACCAACAACCCCTCGACCGTCACCGTCACGGTCAACAGCATCCCGGTCGCGGTTTCGCAGGTCAGCGGCGCCAAGGGTCTCGTCACCCTTCAGGTCCCGACCCAGCCGACCGACCTTGTGCTTTGCACCTACTACTTCCACCGTGGGGACACGTCCTTCACGGATGACGTCTCGAGCCAGGTCACGGCGACCAACGCCACGCTGATCTCGCCAGGGTTCGAGCCCTTTGCGATCACGACGGGCCAGAACGACACACTCGTCCTTCTGGTCAACAGCATTCAGTACACGGTGGTCTTCCCGCAGGGGTCGCTGACCGCGCTGAACCTCACGTCGTCGATCAACCAGGCGCGCATCCCGAACCTCGCAACGTCGGTCTTCACGGACGGCGAGGGGCTCAACCACCTCCAGCTCACGGCGCCCCAGTCGATCCAGATCGGTGGCGGGTCGGCCAACGGGCCGCTCGGGTGGGTTGCGAACACGCAGACGACACGCAACGCGGCCTTCCGCGTGTTCAACATCCCGATCGTGGATGGTACGGGCGGCGGTATCACGACGACCGACACGTCCAAGGTCGTCGCGATGGTCAACGGGATCCAGGTGATTCCAAGCGCGGTCGACGGTGCCAACGGCATCGTGACCCTGCCCTTCGCTCCGGCGCCTGGTAGCACGGTCACGATCCAGTACTTCGCCAACACCTGGCAGAACACGTTCGACTATCTGCCGAACAGCCTGGTGACGACGGTGCTCTCGTGCGGCATCTCGCCAGGCCGGGCCGACTACATCCAGAACGTCGACTTCGTGGTCTCGAACCCGACCGCGAACACGAGCATCATCTCGTGGGGTACGAGCTTCACGATCGCAGCGGGAACGACGTCGCCTGGGGCCACGGCGTTCAACGGATCCCAGATCACCGGCCTGCTGATCGACGCGAAGTACTACCTGGCTGCCTGCACGGCGGTCACGAACACGACGACGATCCCCGCAACGGTCTCTCGGACGCAGTTCGTCCTCCCCGAGATCCCGACGACGGGCAACGGTCGCAACACGACTCTCGGTCCGGTGCTTTTCGCAACGGTCACGAACGGTCGCCAAGACCTCATCACGAACCGCCCCGATCTCGTCCAGGCGTATGCTGGACGTGGGCTCCGTGACGCGCTCAACCGCCCCCAGCAGACTGTCACGGCGGTCGATGGGGCGACGGCAACCATCACGCTCGCGAACCCGCTCCCGCCCGACTGGACCGTCTACGCGACGTTCTACTACAACGGGATCCACGACGACACGTACCTCCTGACGTGCACGGTTCCCGGTCCGATCGGAACGGGCCAGTACACGGTCACGGATACGAACCAGGGCACGAACCTCTACCAGATCCTCTTCGGCACGACGTCGGGGCTCTCGCAGCAGGTCCAGTGGCCCCGCGGCGTCGAGACCATCCCGGACGCTTTCCTCACGGGAGCAGGTACGCCGGTCGCCGAGACGGTCACCGTCACCTTCTCGACCTCACCCGCCGAGAACGCGGCCTTCACGAACCGTAGCCCCGAGCCGTACAACTTCTTCTCGCCGTACTCGGCGACGTGGACCACGGGCGTCAACGGTTCGTCGGTTTCGACCAACCTCGCTGCTCCGGCGCGCGGTTACATCGTCAGCGGGCATGTGACGCCGGTTCAGAGCGGCATCACGACGGGTAGCCTCACGATTCCTGCGGCGCCCGGCAACGAACTCAACCTGATCATCGACGGGACAACGATCCCGACGATTACCTTCCCGACCGGCAGCCTCGCGGGCACGTTCGCTCTGACCCACGGTTCGGCCATCGTGCCGACTTCGACGTCACAGGCCGCCACCGTGTTCCCCGGCAACGTCCTTACGTTCCAGGGAGATTCGGTCTTCTATGTCGTCTCGAGCGTCTCGCCGAGCGACATCGTGCTGACCACGAACTACAACGGCGTGACCAACGCCGTTGCGACGGCCATCTTCGGCACCGCGACAGGCAACGGGAACTACAAGCCCGCAGCGCTCGTGGCCGCGATCAACGCAGCCATCGACGCGACGGCCCCGTTCACCGGAACGGCTCCGAACAACCTCGCCCAGTACGCACAGATCGGCGCCCCCGCCGTCCTGACCGGCGACATCTTCTTCGTGATCTCGAGCTACTCGACCCCCGCGGCACTCCCCAACGGGTTCGACACGATCTCGGCGGTCAAGGTCGATCAGGGAACGGTCGAATCGATCCTCGGGTTCCAGACCTACCAGTCGGCGGTGGGTACGCCCGGCGCGATCAACAAGCCGGCGACCTTGATCGGTACGGCGGTAGGCCCGTTCAACATCACGACCGGCCTCAACGACACGCTCATCCTCACGGTCA